CAGGATGAGGAACGAACAATCAGGCTTCGCAATCAGTTCTACAAAATGAATCCAAAAGACTGGCAGAACTATGACATGGATGTATCCATTCAAGTTGGTCTTGGAACGGGTAATACCGATCAGCGTGTTGCATTACTTTCACAAATTTTAAACATACAGAAAACATTAATTCAACAAGGCGGATATGGTCGCTTGGTGGATGAACAAAAAATCTATAATACTTTAGAGAAGTTGGTTATCAACGCTGGTTTCAAATCAGCAGAGCCATTCTTTGTTAATCCTGAAACAGCACCACCTCCACCTCCTCCACAACCTGATCCGTTAATCCAAACAGCGATGGCGGAGATACAGGCAGAGAAGGAAAAAACAATCGCTACTCTCCAACAGAAGCGAGAGGAAATGATGGTGGACATGCAAGTGAAGATTTTAGAACTGGAAACAAAACTGAAAATAGAGGCGGAGAAAATAGATTCAACCGAATTGCGTAAAGCTGCCGAAATTGAAACAGCCTTGATTAAAACCAATGGTGGACGATAATGGCACAGAACGCTTATTTACAAAATTTATTGGGAATTGGACCACCTTTAGGAAATCCAATGGGATTAATGCGGTATGAATATACAATGCCGAATTATCAAAGCCTTCTTAACCAAGGATTAACACCTTCAGATATTGCTGGAAAAGACCCATATTGGGGAAGATTTGGACAATATCCTTTCGTCCTTGATCCAGCAACAAATCAAGTAAGCGTTCCAGGACAAGCTCCTGGAGTAACACCTATTACAACAGATACACAAACAGATACCGTAAGCGAGAGCGTAACCCCAAGTGGGGTTGATTATAGTTCAAATGTTCAGGATACCGTATCCACTCCTTATGGAACTTTTGATAGTAATGATTTTACACAAGACATCTTTACTTATCCCACAGGAAAGCCAATGAACCAAATGACGGAACAGGAACTGATTGCATTTGGAAAAGCAAAAGGTTACATAGATAAAGATTCAAGTAGAATGATGGGACCGATGCAAAATACATTAGAGGGAAAAGGTTTGTGGGGAAGTATGTTGTCAGGTCCAGCTCAAATGCTTAATGATAGACAATATAATAATTATATAGACGCATTAAGTGGTAGAGGAATGTATTCTCAAGGGGGACCTGGGGAAATGTCTATGATGTCTTTTTCTCCTAAATACAGAGAAACATTAGAACTATCAAAAACATTAAATGATAATAATTATTATACAAAATATAATAAAGTAGAAGGAACTTCAAATATTCCAGGGACATTTAAAAAAGTAAGCACATTAATGAATCAGTATGCTCCTTCAGGTATAGGTGATAATGAATTAGTTTATCATACCTCATCAGGAGGACATTATCAAAATGATGGGAAATTTGTAACAGGATATGGACAAGTTGTTGCTTCTGGTTCTATGCAAGATGCTATTGATACAATTAAAGCAGCAGCAGAATCGGGAGATACATCTACAATTCCAAATAAATTAAATCAAGAATGGTATGATAAAATTGTTAATGCAAAAGCTAATCATTTAAAACCATATCAAAAAGATTTAAAAGAATCATGGAAAAAAATAAAAGATACCTCTAAAAAAGATACTTCTAAAACTACTTATAAAGATACAGCACAAGACAAACAAGAAAAAAAAGATCAAGTAAAAAAAGAAACAGCCAAATATAAAGATACAGCTAAAACAGGAGCTAAAGCTGGATATAGTTACGGTTTATAATGGGTTTAGACAAAGA